TAGCTACCGCCCCGTGTTCAGCCTTCAGCGAATGTATCCATTGAAACCGCGCAGTTTGCCCTGCAATCGCCGCCGATGCCTGATCGACCTTTCGCGTCTGGATCCACTGCAACAGAACAACCTGTCCAGAGATACTAACGGACCCTTGATCCGCTGTCAGCCTGGACGCGGCGGCAATTTTTGTGAATGAAGCATCTTGAAAACTTATCGCAACCGATCCCGCTGCAGCCTTGATAATCTCAGTCCCGAACGTGACAACGTAATCGATTTGGAATGTTTCCTCAGCCGGAGCCCTGGCTCGTATCCCGATACTAACAGGGGCTGAACTGTTCAACCTGACCCCTTCAGCAACGCCGCACTCTACCCAATTCCCCCCGCCATCCTTGTAATAGACGTAGAAATAATTTGATGCTTCGCGCTTGACCCGGAAGGAAACCACCGCCATCGGATCGACCGCCGGATTCGAGCCATACGGGAACCCACTGACACAATCGATCAGCTTTATTTCGTTCTTGTTTTCAATGGGGTTGAAATTCTGGTAACCTTCGACGTAGTTGTCCGCATCGACCATTGCCAGGAACGCGCATTGATACTGTGCAGAAGAAATCTCCGACGGGTAGAACGGACACAGTATGTCCGCAACAATATCGAACGCGCCGACGATGTTGTCCTGCAAGACCGTGGTGTTTGTTGTCGACGATGTCGTTATTTCGAGATAACCGCCCGTGACACTGACCGACCCCGGCCCTGAGGTAGCCCAATAACTTTCAAGGCTCGTGCCGCTGAACATGTCGCTTATGAACGTAGCTTCCGGTTGCAGCTGACAGGCCTGCCCCGTTATCGCGACTGACCCCTGTGCCGCCACGATACTCAGCGCCCGCGTCATACGGTTCGCTTGTGCGGTCACCTCAACCGATCCCTGCTCGGACTTGATCTTCTGATGCCACAGCGTGAGCGCGTCTTGCCCAGTGATCGCAACCGATCCCTGATCCGCGGTCAGTGTTTTTGCGCTTACAGGCTCCGTGAGGCTGGCGTCATGGCCCGTTATCGTGACCGAGGCCCGGTCTGCCGTAAGGTAGGCTGTACGGAACCAGAAATCGTCGGTTGTGTTTACCCACTTGTCGTCTGCTGCTACGAAATATGGGGGCGGGCCCTCATCCCCGAACGGCAAAGGTATCCAGTACCTGGACCCCATCGTGCGCTTGAAGTAGGTCGCAGACCTATGCGGAGGCCGCAGAGCATCAATGTCCTGTAATTTCCCCAGGTATCCTGCGACCGTTCTGAAACCTAGCCCTATGCCGTAAAAAAGCATTCCGTTACCCCGCGCACATTCTCAGCTGAACCATCGGCCCCCTAACGGTGGACCCTGAGTTCAACCCGACTATGGACAGAAACGGCCCCTCGCCTGATGTCGTGTCGATGTCAAGCTTCAAAATGCCGTCGATCTGCGCCGTCATGTCCCGCTCGACCCACGCATTGGCGGCGATTGTCGGCACGATCGCAAGCGGCTTGAAAATGAACAGGTCGACCGCGCCAGCCGTCTGTGCCGTCTGACACTGGACAGACGTTATTTGCTTCACCCCGTTCGGGCATCCTACGCCCATCCGCAAGTTTGGCATCAGCCTACCCTGCCCGCCTGCGGTCGCTATCACGCAGTTGATGCTGGTCGCCGTGCCTCCTCCGTCGACGTAATTGATGACCATTGTACTGGCCGTGGTGAGAATGGTAGAAATCATCACTCCGATTTCGTGTGTTTTCCATGCCGTGCTGTTAAGTACCGTCGTGTTGTTGACGGTCACGGTTGATGACGAACCCATCTGCACCTGACCCCCGGCCCACAGCACCTCGACAAGACCGATTGCCCCCATCTCTGCGGCTGACAGCGATCCGACCCCGACAGTCAGCAGATACTTGCTGTCCCCGGAGGTCGCCGCTTTGACCGGTATCGCTCCTGCATCGGTCGCCGTGAGCCTGCTTCCACCGGCGGAGGCATTCCCGTAGGCGACCACGGATGTCGGCGTGCCAGGGAATTTCATGTATGAATACCAATTTCCCGCTACACCGACCACCGTGCCGAGTTTCTGGATCAGCGGATCGTCCGCCTTGCCTGCCGCCCTGCTCAGGATGATCCCGTCATAATTCGTGATTGCCATGGTTTATCTCCTTCTCTCAACCGTTACGGCACAATTTTTAACCCTTTGACGCCAGAAGGTGCGACATAGTACACGATACCGAAAGGGCCAGCAGCAGCGCACACAAGCGGGTCGTTGCTCCATGAGGTCGTTGCGCTTGGGATGCCTACTGTCTCTCCTGTGGGGTAGCGGATAGCCTTGACACCGACATAGTACCGGCCCTCAACCGAGAATGTCAGCACCGCCTCGGTAGTGGTTATCTCCCCGCCTACCGCCGTCCCGTTGCCTGTGGTGCCTACCCGTGTGTAGACCTGATACTTGATCGTGTCGGTTGTGGCGATCTTGGCTACCGCATCCCAGCCTACTGTCGCCTGATTTGCAGTGTACCATGTCTGCGCCATAGCTACTGACGCAAACGCCATTACGATGAACAACGCTGTCAGAATCTTTTTCATTTCCATGTAGCTCCTTTCATTATTAGTCCTTTTGCGGATGGGGGTGTGGTGGTGCTCGTTGTCTCCTCAATCGTTATGCCATTATTCGTGTTGAAGTATATCGGATGCTGAGTGCCGTAGGGAACACCCTGCATCCAAGTAACATCAAGAGGTCCACCTCCATTGAACCATGTCTGATAACGCAGATGGTTTCTTGCACCTGTTCTGTCGCTTGCCTCATCGTAGTCATAAATGGTCGTCCAGTTGGTACCTCCATCCGTTGACCTAGCAACATGAAGTCTCCATGCGCTGTCTCCAACTTGGCTGTCATTTCTATAGGCTACATATATTGCGCCATCATCTCCCAGGGCAGACGATGGATCTGCATAACCACTCACCGTTATCGTGGCCTCTATGCAAGCCCACGATCCCCAAGTATCACCTGAATCAGTCGACTTCTTGTAGATCAATCCATAGCACGGGCTGCTAACCGCTGATTGGGCAAACAGATATAATGTACTCGAACCGTCCGTTAGAATATCAGGATTATTGCGATCATCTGTGCTGATCGCAACCGAGTTGCCTGTCCAGGTGACTCCACCATCTGATGACTTCGCAAAAAATATGTCTTGTGTAGTGTAATTCCGATACACAATAACTGGAACATTGCCACTTGTAACATCCATATGAGGTATGAAATAACTTCCTGCTACGGTTGGTGCAGCGACTGTGTATGGATCACTCCAACTCACTCCGTAATCAGTAGAGGTTATTACATACAACCCATCAGGGCTGCCCCCGTGATATGCGACATATAGCTTCCCATTTGAGTCTACCGTGGCTGCAACAGATCGGTATGCTCCACAGTCAGAAGCCGACTTTGACTTAATCAGAACAGGAGCGGCTGGAGTCCCACTGTATAAAAACTTCACCATGTATATAGCAGTATTATTGTCGTAGAAATGGTAGACGTAGTAATCTTTCCCCATCACCAGCGCACCGCTGTATGACCCGTCAGTATCAATCTCTGTCCATGTTCCAGATGCCCCGTTAGCTGTGGACCTATAGGTGTGGTCATAACTGGTAGATTCTGGAACAAGTGCAATCAGTGTATCACCTTCCCTTACCAATCTTCTATTGCCACTATCATAATGTGCATTGACAGCACCAGGGGAGGAGTTGATGGAAACTGGGGTAGGAATAAAGGTGTAATAGCTATTCACATACATTATATCACTTGCAAAGTTCCCACTTGAATCGGTTGCGGTCACTGTGACTACATTCCTAGTACCCTTCTGCTTTATAACTACATTGTCAAGAGTTCCTACCCAATCATCCGTAGTAAATCTTAAAAGCGGTTCGCCCTGACAAACAACAGTCGCACTATTTCGCCCATCTGGACTTGTGGTTATAGCCGTATAATAACCCTCTCCGGGGAATCCCCACTGGCTTAGATAGAGCGTTCCTGAAGTATGGTCAGAATCATACCAAACAGTATAGTTGGCGTATATGGTTATACTACCGATCTCCTGTTGTATGCTCTGATTTGTCGGAGTGCCAGCTGAAGCAGCCTTTCCATCCACCAACGTCCATCCTGCGTCCTCTGCCCAATTATCAAAAGTTGGGAAAGCCCCGTCTGTAACCAAGTCCGTTCCGTATTCAGATGCTAGAGGCGAAACGGTTATTGTCCAGGTGGCATTTCCGGTACAGGTGGCAGTGCCAGTTGTAGTAGTGCAAGTCGGGCAAGTCCAAGCTATCGTAGGCGCACCGCTGGCATCGTTGCACGTTCCACTGATGACTTGTGATGTTGTGTTCTCTATATTATAATAGGTCGTTTGTCCAGCTACAGTTGGAGATGTAATTGCAATGGTTGGAGGAGTGCTGTCACCTGCTGCTGAATAATTTACTGTACAAGCACTAATCCCACTGTCGAAGTCATTATCTGTCCCCGTAATGATAACATTGTTGGCCCCACTACTTAATGAAACGGAGCAAGTGAACGCTTCAGATGCTTCATCAAATGTTCCATCATCCGCAGTGCAAGCTCCGCTTCCAGAAGTCGTTAGATTCGACCAAGACACACTTAAGATTGTTCCATCTGAATCTGTGGCTGTTCCCTGGATAGAAAATGGTGTTGATGTTGTATTGGCCGGACAAGAGGCTGGAGTAGTGATTGATATAGTCGGTGGAACATTACCACCTACGTCTGGCAAGCCATCCCATATTTCTACATCGTCTATAGCATGAAACAATAAAGAGGCTGGATTATTCCCGCTAAAGTTGCCTTGTATTACAAAGCAATCAGTTATATCCGTTACTCCAAGAGATCCAGTCCATGACAGGGTTGCATTAGCCAGTGTTGGAGTAGTAACGTCATACCAGACATATATTGTGCTGGTGTTAATATTTACCATCATTGCAAGTTTATGCCATGCCCAATTATTTATGTCGCTCAAAACTCCTGTCCTGGCTCTAGTAGATCCATTAGCGTATATTGCCAATTTTCCGTCATAGGACAAATGGCAGTATATATTATTCGTTAATGATCCGTCCGTATACCATCTGATAAATTTGGAATCACCTCTGTCTGACGGACTCAAAACCCAGTTGCTGTTTAGTGCAAAGAAAAATTGAACATAATATATTCCAGTTGTAATGCTATCTAAATCAAAGGTGTTACCACCTCCCCACTGTCCATTCAATCCAACATTAAAATGATCGTTTTCATCCCCTCTTGTTATTCCTGCAACTGCGGGGTCTAAATTACAACAAGATGAATCGTTTCTTAAAAGAAAATAGCTTCCAGAGTGCGAAGTAAGATTCGTTTGTGAACCTGTCGGATCGTAAGCCGATACAACTTCTGAATCTGCCAAATGATCATTCCAATAACTTTCCTGTTCTGCGGATACTATATACCCCGGCGTAGTGTTTGCATTTCCGGTCCAATCCTCCCAGCCATAATCTAACAATTTGGTTGAAGCACTGCACAGAGCAGGTAGGATAAGTATAAACAATAATAAGACAAGCAACTTTTTCATTCGTATGCCTTGCTCAAATAGAATTTATCAATATAAAAGGCAGCAGCATTACTGCTGTTATTACCAATTTCTATAAAATCAGGCTCTCCCCCCCACGCAGCCAAATCAGTATTGTTTGACGCATAGGAATTTGCATTAAATAAGGTTCCCACTTCATCTGAATATACTCCGATAAAGAGATTCGGATCTCCTGTGTTTCGCCATTTGACTACGATATAATACCAAGTGTTCAAATCACCATCTAGTTCTGTAGTCGGAGCGTCTTTGTTAGGCACTTCTGTATCATTTTGTCTCAAAGTAAATTCAATATCGCTGTTCGATCCTCCTGCCATTGTAAGTCGTAAATAATCACTAGAAGTACCATATTCTGTAAAAAACACTTTTGTACCAGAAACCCATGTAGTTATATATATCCAGAACTTAATCGTCCCGGAAACCTCAGTGAGTATGTTTCTACTTGTATTCTCTACTTTGGCATAATCGGTTCCGTTTGCACAGTAAAGCCCATACAATCCGTCACCTGTATGCTCCGCATCAGTTGAAAATGTGGCCCCTGTAAGCTCTAGAGTAGTGTCTCCATCTGAACAACCACAGGGGTCTCCTTTAGTTACATCAAGGTCGTTTTCAAAATGGGCTACAAATGATACATTTCCAGAACAGTCATCACAGGTCACACCCGCCACCGGCACACTCCCCAGCATCCACGGACTGAGCCGTGCCAGTTCAGGGCATGGAGCCTCCTCTACGCACTGCGCCCACGCCCAGGTGGGGACGAAGATCATGACAAGAATGATAAGTAGTCGTTTCATGTTTCCTCCCTATTGCCACGCAGTCGCGCCCATGCCAAGCGTCCACCAACCATCCGTACCGCCAGCATCCGCATCGGTCACGGCAACTCCGCACCAATAATCACCCGCTGCGCCGTCGCTCGTAATCGTGACCCCTGCGCCCTTGGCCGCGCCTGCTATGAAGAACTTGTCTGCCGCGTCAAGGTCGACTGTCGCCACCTCTGCGTCCCGGGCGATGATGCATACTGTCGTGCCGTAGCCCACATCAGATGCCTTCGGCAAGGTGGCCGTGTCTATCGTTGTCAGGAAGATCACACCGCTCCTGCACTCGGATGGCGTTATCGCCCTGGCTGATGTCAGTGTGGTCGGCGGAGCCGAACTCGCCATCGCCAAAAACCATGCGTAGTTCGCGTTTGGGTTCGTGTCCGGCTTCACAACATACGGCAAGGCCTCGCTGATCGCCCCGCCGTAGTCCCTGTAGACATAGGCAAACATTACAGTCCCATAAGTCGCATCGGCATTCAAAGCCACGAAAGCGACATCCCCCAGCGAAAGGCTGCTCCCGTCCGTCTTGTCAAGCGCACCTGTCCCGCCGCCGCTCAATGCCGAGTACGGTCTAAATGATGCCCCTGCTCCCGTGGCCATAGTCATCGTCAGCCGCTTCTCGATCGTGGAGATCCTTTTCTCCAGCTCCTTCGTGTCTGTGCATGCCGCAATCAGAACCACGCCCGCTATAATCGCTAGTAACTTTTTCATCTGTTCCCCCTTACATGAAAACAAACAGGATCGTGTCGCTCACCGGCGATGCTTTCCACATTCTGTTTTCAGCCGGTGTCGAATCCACTATGTAAATCTCGCCGTCGTTGCACAGGGCTATATTTGTCACATGGAGTTTACCGATACCGAGAAACTGGTCCCCAAACACATACCCTATGCTCATCGAGTGCCGTTCGGCTATCGGCAGATTGCCCGCCTTCCATTGAAGGTATCGTTTCCGTCTGCATTCGGCCAAAAACTGCAACGCGAAATTGTCGCAGTCGTTGAACTCGTCAATGAAATCCATCGTCGATACGTTGCTCGTTTCAAGCGCCTTCTGCACCGATTCCTTTGACGGCGTCCAGTAGGTCGTGTCCCACAGCCATATGTATTCAAGATCAGGCCATACCTTGATCAATGCATCCCTGATTTCCTGGCTCGTTATCTTCATCTATTCATTCCCCGTTGCTGTCCAATACTGGACGTTTGTTCCGTCGTAGCACTCCAACCTGTTATTGTCCTTTGCGTACCAGCACCTGCCATCAGCCCTGTAACCGGCGTCCAATGTTGCCGTGTTCGACATATCGATATAATGAGTGCCGTCCGCTGAACTGCTAGTGATCTGGGCAAGATAGAAGTTGACCAGATGCCAGGCCCCCGTCGCCCCGTTAGCCACAATACGAACCGGCGAATCCGTCGAATGCGTCCCGTCCGCATCGTAAACGTACAGGTACGCCGTCGCCACCTCCGCCGCCAGCGTCATCACGAAAGCCGCATCCCCGTCGGTCAGGGCCGCGATCGGTATCTGGTCCAGCCCGTCCGGAGCCCCCGTCAGCGCGTTCCGCCACCAGAACTTTCTGGCCCCGGCCTGCTCCGCCAGCAGCATCGTGCTCGATGCCTTTGTTTTTGTCAGCTTTGCGACCTCGTTTCTCAGTGCAACCAGCTCCGAATGGCTCGCGCAGCCCGCCAGGAGCATCAAAACCAGGCCAAGGATCAACGATCTCACTCTCATCCTTATCTCCCTATTCGCCACCATTTTTGAACGATTGTGCGGCGTTTGAACGTCCTTTCAACCAGAACACACTTTTCGTCCGTCCAACCGGACCCTCCCGAACTTGCCCCCTCCCTGATCGACAGCACCGCCGAATCCCCCTCGCGAAAGTCGAATCCGTCCCATACCGGAACCTCTATTTCGACGATGTCGTGCCGGTGACCCTTCAGCTCGATCAACCGCCTGACCAGCGCCACAGCATGCGCCTCGCTCTGCACGTCCGCAAAATCCGCACTGTATTCAGGCTGTTCCCCGTAGTCGTAGTAACTCTTGGCACAATCCGCATCGTTCGTCCGGTCCCTTGCCAGTTCCCCCTCCCACCTGCCCGTCGTCGGGTTTAGCGCATACCGCGCCCGGATCCTGTTCCGAATTTCGTCATACGGGGTCTTGGTGATTGTCGCGCCGCTTCCGATCAAGTGGTGATCCCACTTCAAGGCGCCCATTGTCGGCCCGTCTGTCACCAGTGTCATCACCCCGACCTTGCCCCCGATCGACAGCATCGCCGCCGAGCACTGCTTCAGCATCCGCTGGACTATGTCGAGACCGTTCGCTTGCGAATTGATGATCGACGCGAATTCGATCCCAGGCAATAGCGACCGCATGGTTTTGAGGCTTTCCACATGGATTTCAGTGCTTTCCAACAGGGAATGGTACTTCATCAAGTAATAAATGATGTCCGCCGGATGCTCTATCAATGCGGCGGCTGTTCCCGTTATCTCCCCGCTCCCGTCCCCTATGCCTTCGATAGAGCAGCTTAACGTCTCGCTCGCCACCTTGTCCGATGTAAAGTCAAAATACGCCACCAGATTCCCAAGAGTATCCGCTCCGCTGGGATAGAACACATAGCCAGCCGGGTCGATGACCGCGCCATCCTTGTCGTACACGTCAACCGTTCCCGCCGTATAATCCGCATCCACCGAACTCGACACCCCGGCCATCGCCAGATACTTATACCCTGCCGTATCCACGCATCTGAGAGGCACCCCCTTCGTCCATGCCCCGAACACCATCGCCTGCGACGTACCGATCACCGAGCCTGAGCCTCCCGCTACTCTCGCGCTCGGCCATGTGCTCGTACTTATGTTCGAATCAGGGATCGTTTTCCACCGCTTCTCAGCGAAGTCGGTAAGGTTGAACGTGAGCGTATGCCGATCGTAGCTCACCAATTCAAACACGCCCTTGAAAATGAGCCCGTTCGTTTCTATGTCCGCCCAATCAAGCCCCGGAGCCCACACATAAACAGAACCTGTACCGCCGTCCAGGTTGACCCTCGTTTCCTCGTCCTGCAATCTCGACGCATTCGCTATCCTGACCGTCACCTTTTGCGCCGCATAACTCAGGTTGCGAAAATCGAATCGCGACGAAATGATGATTTCCTCTATGATCACCCCTTCGAAGAACAGGTCTGTCCCTGTCGAATACGGGACCACGGTGTCCTTCATGCCATAGCGTTTGACAAGCCCGTTGAAGTCCAGGGCTACTAGGTACTGGACCCCCTTCGAATCCCTCATGGCATCGGTTATTGTCGACACCTACAGAACCTCCTCGAACTGCATCTCCGCGCTGAAATAATCTCCGACCTGATGAACTTGTGTGACCGCCCCTCGTAGCTTGACAAGGTGGCAGTCCTTCATGTTCGAATGATCAAGTATCAGTGCAATATTTTTACCCTCCAAATAATCCACAAGCGCCAAGACCTCTTTCCTTCCTGCGCTCGATGCTTCGTACTTCACCATGAATTTCCGCTTTCTGCCATAGTCCACAACCGGCACCACTCCGCCTGCCGCCGTATCCATGTATTCAATCCCGTAATTGTGATCCCGACCGTACTCGATGCCGAACGCATCGGTCAGCGTGATTGCTTTCCCTGCGATCATCATCCCTATCTGATAGAAGCCGTCGCTTGTCGGGCTCCGCTGGGCATCTATCGAAATGCGTGCGTATCGATATAGTCCGCCCGTGAATGTCTTTGAAACGCGATCCTGGTAGATGATGAACGTATCACCAGACGCCGCGTCGTCCGTCGTGCCGTCGCAAAGAATGTACTCTCCAACATTGTCGATTATTTTGCGCCCGTACCCGCTGAGCGTCCCAGACGTGAATCGCAGCATATATCCAGCGAGCTCATGGTCCTTGTAACTTGCCAGCAACGCCGCGTCATGCACCTCGTTCCCGGCCGCGTTTGAATCGAGCACCCCTCCCGTTACCGTGTCGAATGATACACTTTCATCCACGCTCGGCGATCCCCACGAATCAGTCGCGTTCATCTGAAACTTGAGTGTCCTGACGTTGCACCCGAAAAACGCCACTCCCGTCGCGTAGATCATCCCGGTCGCACTCATATCTATTAAAATCGTGCAAGCGATATTATCCTGCTCGCTACGCCACGGCCTCGACGGACTGTCCTCGATGATGTTCGACATTGCGAAGTCATACTCAGCGACGAAGCTCCAATCGTCCGCCGCGATCCCCGCTCCGCCATGCCATACGATCTCCGCTCCGCACACGAGAAGTTGAGGCTGGGCATATGGCGCCACGGGACATGCATTCGCGCTGTAAGCTTCCCATATCCCACGCCTGGCAAACATAGTCGTCGTATCTGTAGCATTAAACCAGCCGATCCATAATTCGTGACCGCCAGTTATCGCCATGAATGGCCTGCGGTATTCTTTTCCCCCAGCAGAGGCTACAGTCAATATGCTTCCTGTGCTCCAAGTGGCGCCATTATCCGTTGATCTGCTTAATAAAATGATGTCATCTCCGCCTGCATCGTTATTGTAGGCCGCACAGTAAAGATCGCCGTTGATGTCCTTTCTGACCCACGGTTCACCCTTGTCGACTGTGAAATTTATTACCGCTATCGAGCTTCCCCATGTAGCGCCATTGTCGCTCGATATTTTACATTTTATTTCATAGTCATTCACAGCATCTTCATCTGAAGCGTAACAGCAGATCAAATCGCCGTTGTCTGCAATACAAATTGACGGATCGTTTTGCGTATTGGTATCTGATGCTATTGTAGTCGCCGTGTTCCAGGTTGCTCCTTCGTCATAGCTTTTCTTCATCGTTATGGTGCTTCCACCGATAACCCCTATGACGCCACCATCCTCGCATTGAACGAAATCCCGGAAATTACCGTTCGCCTTTGAAGTCCATGTGTATCCAGAATCATCGGAATAGTAATCATAACCACTTGAAGAAACGTAGATTCTCCCAGACTTCAGCAAGATCGCTCCACCCTCGAAAAGTTCAGTCCCTACAGAAGTCAACGTCGATCTTAGCGCCCATGTGATCCCGTTATTCGTAGTCGCCCAGCATGAGGTTAAATCTCCGTCGGCATTTCCTATCAATAACGTGGTTGTCGCGTCTATTGAAATGAACGCTTGATTCTCCGTTCCCGAATCAACCGTTGCTATAACCGCCGGAGCTAAATACGTCGCTTGATTTGGTGAGTCCCTTCCAAGATAATTAAAGCCGCCAGTGTGGCTCCACTTGAAGGTGGCGCTTCCCGCATCACCGGAGTCGATCAGTTCAATTCTAAAATCTTTTGAATAATAAAGCAGGGTAAGTGTAAACGTATCCCCGGCGTCGATCTGTGCCGAGAATGCTGCCGTCGTAAGCGTTCCCGTCGCCTGAGCAAAAGACGTCACGAGTTTGCTTTCTCCGTTGCACGTCCCGCTTGTCATCGTCACCGTTCCGGTCAGTTTGAAGAAGTCCTCACCGAAAGCACAGAGCACAGAATCGATGACCGTCGTTCCCCCTGCCGCACCGTTGCTCGTCGCCGTCCCGCTGTATGAGAAGTTCGTAGGCGTCCCCTTCGTCACAAGCCTGAAGCTGCCCGCGTTGGTGCTGGTCGGCGTCGGTTGCGCCCACCGTTCGCCTTCCTGCTCCGTTGCGGATAGAAAGTCGCCGCTTTCCAGAATATTCTCGCCTATCAGAATCACGCTCATATATCGATACCCGCCGTTTCAGCGTACCCCTGCACTCCGCGCTGATGAAGTTTCACCGCTCCGCGCCTCGATGCGTCATACACCCCTTCGTAAACCGCTTCGCTTACCATCCTGCCGTCTATGTAGACCGGGATCGTGATAACGATTTCGTTGCTTCCCGCTGAAAGCCTGTCCATCTGCTCCGGCGTGAACACGCCCTCGCCCGCGTGAACCTTGGCAATCTGATCCCTCGGAACAATACCGCCCGTCGCGTAACCGCCGAACGCGCCGAAACCGCCGTACCCTGCCCCGCCGTAGTTGCTTCCAGCACCGCCGTAGCTGCCGCCTCCGAGCATATCAAGTGCATCCTGTAGGGAAAGATTGCTCGTATCAGGAGGTGCTTCGTATCCCCAAATATTGTTTTGTCTGCCTTGAATACCCAAGATTGTAGATATTCCCTTTGCGCCCTTTGCTAATCCAATTGCTATAGCAGCAAGTGTGCCTCCTGAAATCGCAGCAGCAGCAGCCGGTCCGCCAATCGCAAGACCGAAAAGTCCTAAAGCTTGCATTCCGGTCATAGTCCCACCAGCCATACCGGTCACTCCTGGGGTAGCCCCTGGCCCGCTCAGACCTAAACGCGCTGCCAAATCTTTCGGTATGACGTACTCACCCTTTTGCAGCACCGCCATCATCTCATCCGATCCAAGCGCCGATCCCTTTTCTTTTCCTACCAACCCGCCTTCGTGCATGAACAGGCTCGTCGCCCAATCAAAAGCCGACGTCGCATATTCTGAAACCGCCGAAACCGCTGTGCCGAGTGCCGGAAGAATGGACCCAAGGAACGACCCGCCGCCCGTTCCCGTGATCAGCGACTTGAACTCGCTGCCCGCCCATGTCAGAGCCATCTCCGCGAACGTGTTGGAAAGAACGCGTTTCATCGATCCCCAGAACGATTCCCAATAGTCCCCGAACGTCCGAAGGTCGCCCGAAATAGCATCGAAAAAGAAATCACTCATCGCGTCCTGCATGTTGCGTGCGCTCTGCTCTGTGAAATATTGCTGCTTGTCCAGTTCCTTCTTGTAAGATTTCGTGACTACGTTCCAGACTTTCTCCTCATCCTCGCCCATCTTCCTATACATCTTGAGCCGATCCTCAGCCGCTTCCTTCTCCTCCCGTTCCCTTTCCGCCAGCATTTTTTCGAGGTTTTCAGCCTGGTTCAAACTCTCCCGCTCCCCGAGGCTCTTCTGCGCTTTCTCATGTTCGCTCTCCACCTCTTTCAAGAACTTGTCATAATCGGCCCTGCTCTTTTTGAGCGCATCTTCATCTATCGGAATGAAGCGCGTTCCGCCTGGTTGCGTTTTGTTGTTTTCAATCTCGATCTTGCGAAGCTCCTCCCCTACGAATACTAGCTGCGCTTTCAGATCAGCCGCTTTCATTGCCGCCCGCTCCGCACCTGTGCTGGCTCCGAAGAATCCATCCCATAACCGCTTGAACAACCCGGGAGCCGCCGCCTGGTCGATCTCAAGAAACTTCCCTTCAACCTCGCGCAGCTGATCGATGATCTCAAGCCGCCGCTGCATGAGTTGACCTTTTCTCGTTGTGTCAAAAAACATCTGCATCCCTTCTGCAGCTTTGTCTAGTTCCGTTATCGCCTCCTTCATGGCAGGAATGAACGCGGTCCCGAATGCGAGCGCAACCTGACCGATTTTCTCCTTCATGTCTCCGAACTGATTGTTTACATTCTTCAGCTTGCCCTCGTAGGTATCCATCTCAGCCGCGGCCGCACCGCCGAACCGGTCTTTCAGCTGTTTCATCACTTCGTTGAACTGCTCGGCCCGCGATTTCGTTTGATCGACGACGATGCCGTACCGTTTGAGGCGCTCCGTCTGCCCCATGTACGCCTTGCCGATCAGCTCGCTCGCCGCCTCGACCGTCATCCCCTCTTCGCGCTTTGCCGACGCGAAATCGATCGCGACCTTCGCGGCCTCCTTGACCTCGTCGTTGAGCATGCCGTAGGTCTTGAGATTCGCCATCATCTTCAGCGCCGCGTCATCGGCGACCGTCGTCGTGTTCTGGATCTCGCTCGCGTAGTCCTCCATATCGCTCAGCGCGGCCTTGCTGTAGTCGCCCTGGTTCTTCATCGCGGTCGACATCTTGTTGATCGCCCGCTCCTGGTCGATGTAGGCCTGCGACACGTCCCTGAGTGCGCTCACCATCTGAGTCCCGGCGAGATACCCTCCGATTGCCGCAAATGCCGTTTTAGCAGACTTCGCAAACCCGTCAACTGTCCGCTGCGCCTTGCTCATGTCTCCTTGCAGCCTGGCAATGCTCGCCCCGATTTCCAGCATCAAGCTAGGCATGGCGTCGTTTCCTCGCTGGCTGAGCCCGCAGCACACCCTTCAGCGATGTTTCCACTTTCGCCGTTGGCGTTGCTTTCGGTTTTGGGTTGTTTATTTCCTCTAAGTAGGCTGTCCACATAGTGAGTTCCCTTGAATCGAGACTCTTGAGCAGCTGCCGGCGGGTCATTCCGAGCGCGTGGGCCAGGGACATTATGAAAAAGTCCCATCGCCTCGCGCTCATTTTTTTTTAATCGCTTCCTGTTCCTCCCTGGAGATCGCATTGAGCTCCTGGGCGGCGTCAAACAGCCTGTTCAATGCCTTCGCGCTCTTCCCGCTCAGCGCCTCGATTTCCTTTTCGCTGAATAACCTCGCCCCTTTGTCGTCCACGATGCACCGCGCAAGCAGCTTCGCTCTGAAATGCTCACGCCTGTATACCAGTTCCTCCCCCTCTTTAACGTACAGGCTCGCCTCGAACGCGTCCCGCTCCCCGCCGCTCATCGTTCGCACCCTGACGGTGCCTCCCCACTCCGGGACTTCCACGTCCCTACATGGCAAGTCCTCTGCCGCTAAAATCTGATCCTTGCTCAGTAACATCCCCTTGTCCCCCTTTTATGTTGCGTTCTGCCAATCAACCCCGGTCGATATGGTGATCACCATGTCCGCCCTTAATACATTGTCCACCGCCGCCGAAAGACTGTAACTCTGAACGTACCCCTCGAAGTATGCAAATGATGGATAGCCCCCTGCGGACGCGTCGTTCATCACGATGTCGAACACCCGTTTCGTTCTTTGCGCCATGTCCCTGATAAGCGCATCGTGCAGATAAGCGCCCGATGCCTCAGGCTCGAAAATGATGGATATTGATAAATCTCCGCCACCGACAAGACCGATCATCTTTTCCTTGGCCGTGCTTCCGAGATGCGTGATATCGATCACGTTCGCATTCTGCCCGAAGCCGTTGAACGAAACGACCTGTCCGATGTTCTGCATCGCATGTGCTGTCAGCGTGACCGTTGCGCCGCTCGCCTGCGCCGCGACCACCTCCCGCAAGGTCAGCTTTGTCGCCGCAGTTCCGACAATCGTAAACACCCCGCTATTGAGCGACGCATCGCATTCGATACGCATCCCGGTCGAGAAGTCCGCGAACCCCGCCTGGCGGTTGATCGACTTGTCGCCATTCGCAAACGAGATGGTGTTCGTTGACATGGTCGCCGTGCTCGCCGCGACAGACGATTCCCTGCGTATGAGTACCCCTTGAGACTGTAGTGCCATGACTCAAACCTCGCTAGGTCGAATAGCTCACGCCCTTGTGGATCGTAATCGTGTAGTCCCCTCTGAGTACGTTGTCGACTGCGCCGGACACGTTGAACCCCGTGACGTATCCCATCATCGCCATGTACTGTGACGTGGTCACCGTAGACAACTGGATCATCAGGTTCCCCTGAGTCCTCGCCGCCAGCGACTCGCGGAGCTTCGTCTGGCCTGCGTCGGTCACGATGAAGTTGGTATTGATCGTGATCTGACCTCCGTCGTACAGCCCGATCATTTTCTCCTTCGCGGTGCTCTGAAGGTTCGTCACGTCGATGATGTTCGCGCTCGGCGCGGGTCCGCTGAAGGACAGAACTTCCGAAACAACATTAGCGGCCGCCGTGGCAGTCACCGATGTCGTTGACCAATAGGTGATAATTCCCTGAGATTCTTTAGGCATTTCTCAACACCTCCTTTATGCTGCATTCCAGCAGCTATAATCCTGCGAAACAACAAACAGCTGCGTATCCGGATCGTACCCGTCCATGTCATTGATGAGCAACGATCTGAAACCAGCCACCTTATTCATACAATCGTGAACATCCTCCGCCAGCTCCTTCGCCGTGTCGTACCGCGTCGCCCAGATATTGAGCATGATGTGTGCGTTGTCCATCCCAAGATACCCGGCCAAACCGTTGACCTTGTTCGAACTGATCCTCTCGTATGTGATCGCCGGAAACGTCGGGTTCTGCGGCATGATCAGCGGATACACCCGCCCCGTGACCGCCGCATTGACCGTCGTGTCTGCCGTCAATGCTGTGTATAGCTCCGTTTCGATCACATGAACCCCCAGGGACATAGGGACAGAGGCACAAAGGCACAGAGCAGAAAAATCTGTTTTGTCTTTCTGTTTTTACCCTTTGTCCCTTTGTGCCTTTGCATCTTTGTGCCTGTCTTTTGATGCTCGCCCTTTGCGCCGTGGGGTTTTCCGCCCGGCATGGGCAGGCGGCGGGGATCACGGTTAGGGGCGAGCGAAGCCTTGAAACCCCGTTGAAGCCCACTCTTTGAGTATCCCCTGCTCCATTGTAACCTTCATTCTGTTTACTGATTCGTTCGCCGCATTTCTGAACACAGTCGCCATAAACGGATGAGCAGGCACATGCCCTCGCCTGTCCGTTCCCGCTCTCATCTTTGACCTGCTGAGCCGCTTGCCAATCCTGTGCCCTCCTTCGACAAAAAACCCGTAATATGCCATGCCGAGAGGTTTCGGATTATATACAGCCGTCCATTTGTCAGAACGCTTTTTATTGTATTTCGCGCCGATCATTCTCCTGAGAAATCCCGGATACCGGATGCGCGAATCAAATTTATTCCCGTAATACTTCCCCTTGATTCCCTCGCGCCTGATAGGGGCTGCGATCTTCAGCCGATCCCGCACAAGAACAGCTCCCGAAAACGCCCCTTTTCTGAGCACCTTTTTGGCAATCTTTTCCGGGAACTCACCGAGCGCTTTGTTTATTTCCTGCGTGTCGCACTTGATCTCTATGTCAATCACTCGATAGACCTCGTACACATGAGTTGCAATTCCCGGTTCCGTTCATCCACGTTGATGATCGTGTCGATGTAGTACTCATTCGTTCCGTGCATCAGCCGCATCTTCGCCGTGATGTCCTCCCGGTACCGCATGATCACCCGCGCCTCGATCGCCGCGTTTATCTGTTTCGCCGCGAAATACTCCCTCCCTTTCAGCGGCTGAATCTGACACCGAATCTTCTGCGCCACATTCGCCCACGCCACCTCCGGCTCCCCGTACGCGTTCTGCGTCTCCACCTGACGCTGGATCGTCACCGAGTGCATGAGCCTGCCGGGATTCACGGGTTGACCTCGATCAGGACATACTCGTCCAGCAGCCCGTCAACGAAACTGCGGTTGATCTCGCCAACGATATGCCCCTCGACTGTCGGCAGCCGATGCTCGTATTTCTGCGCCACCCTGAGCAGTATCCAATCCTCGATCCCCTCCGGCGTCGTGTCCGCGTCCGCATCCGTCGCCGATGACAGCGGGTAGCCCGCCACGAACTGAATCTGAACCGCGTTCTTGACCGGGTACACCCCGGGCCAATCCGAATCGTAGGCCAGCCGCACACGCCCCGGCTCGCTGTCGTAATCGACCGTGTAATAGGTTGACGGCAGTGTCGTCGAGTTACCGCTCGTTTCGTCCAGGTAAGTGATCACCACATGGCTGCTAACGGTGCTGAGCGGAGCCCTCGGCAGGATCATCGTGCTTGCGAAATCGTCCAAAAATAACTTCCACGTCTGCGGCATGCAGCACCGCTTCGTCTTGTTCTCCGCCTCTTTGCGGGCGTCCTTTATCCACCGCTCCAGCAGTTCGTCCTCCTCCTCATATGTCGCTTGAAGTCTCAAGTAGGTCTTGACCTCATCGAGGCTCACCGGCTCCGCTGTCGCGTCAGTGACAATTCTAAGCGCTGGCATTGCCCCTGCCTTTCCGCCGCTTCGGCATCTCGACGACCCTCGTCTCCGGCGGTGACACCATCTCCGTTCTGTATAATTTTACCAGCCCCTTTGCCCGGTACACTGCCGCCTCGTCCGGATCAAGATCGACGACCGACCCGGGCTGTACCCAATCCCCTTTTTCGGTTTTGAAATAATACAGCGACAGGCACCTCACGACGCATCCCTCCATATCTTCGGGTCTTGCAAGTTAGACCAAATCCTTTGAACTTCCTTGATCGCTTGCTCTGCCCCCATGTATTGCTGTATCTGGTTCCTCGTCAGTTCAAATTTCGCCTGCGCGTCGTTCCGCCGCTTCTCCATCGCGTGAAGGATCGACATCACCTTCGCTTCCCACGCGACCTGCTCCCGCTCTTGAAAGCCATACAAGAATCTCGTTTTCAGTAAGTCCGCTTCCGCCGGTATCGTGATCGGGATCCCCATGCCCGCCGCTATGCCTAGGAAAAATTCACAGCTGGGCCTTTGAGGGCCATATTCGGACTGAGTCGCCATGTCCACTCCCCAGCACCCGATCTCGCCCTTACCCCCGCTTTCAATGATTTCCTTGATCGCCATCGCGATCATGTAGCTCACTGAGTTCGTGAAGTAATTGCCGAACTTTGCCACAATTTCCTGCAACGGGTATTCAACGCTCATCGGCACGACGTCCCAATGCTTCTGCATGAAAACCGGCACGTTCAGATTGGCCAGCGACTGCATGTAGTCGCCCATCGGCTGACCTCGGAAATTGTCAGCCCACTTGAACACCCCCGGCTTGATCAACTCCCGCCTGTAGAACTTCCCCTTGTCATACTTGATCGGATGAATCTCGAACCACTTGGTGTGCCGCTTTGTGTGGACGAACGCGTTGTTCATGGCCCAGATGTCCCAGGAGGTGTCATCGTAGGGTGCAAGGATTTTCGTGTCCGAGCACCCCACGACGGCAATCCTCTTCAAAGGCTTCTCTGGTGCCTTCTGTTCGGGTTTAACTTCGCATGCCCTGTTTTTTGCCATTTCTATTATCCCCCTTCCCCTAAAATTACTCGCGTAATGGATTAACCAGCCGGTGTAATTCTGACACCAGCCGGACTTTGATAGTTCGTCTCAAGGATCGCGAATGCGGTCATGTCCGCAGCCGTGGCCGAACTGTCGATCCCCACCGCAAACTGACTGTAGCTTGCATTGGTAGCCGTCACTTTCGCCGGTGTGAACTCGATCAGTCCAATCTGCCGATTAGGGAACACGCAGCCGACAGCAGCCGTCGAAACATCCTGAATGCTCGCCGCCACGTTAATCAGGCCAACACCTTGCACCTTTTCCTTGATGATCCCTGACCAGGCTTTCGTGTCGCCGGAGCCTACCGTGGTCCCTGCCACGACTTCGAGGTTCGGGAACCATGTCTTGAGTGCGCTCCCCAGGGCATTGGCAAATGCCGTTGCGTCGCTGGCACTCAGCTGCTGGTCGGCAATGGTAGCGTTAGTCTGCATCGTGAACGTCTTGGTCGTGTTCCCGTACCCAATCGTCAACTCCCTACCCGTCGCCCAGGAACCGACAACTTGAATCTGGACAGACTCGCAGTTGTTCGCCTGCCCGACCGTCGCATAACCGAGCACGCATGTTGCGCTTGTCAGCGCAGCGAAGCTCGCCGGGTTCTGCGTCGCGTCCCCGACATACACGGCAAACGTCGCCGAGTTAGCCAGTGAGGACTCCGCATGGGCAGCCGAATCCAAAACATTCAAGTCCATGTTCCATCCGCAGACGACCGTCACCCGCTCGACCCCTCTGAGCGAAACCGCCTGGCTCCGCACTTCAGTTGTCGTGCTGGTGTTGAGCGCCAGCGGAATGATTCTGTACTTTTCACCCGCGTATTTCGACATATTCAAACACCTCCTTTTCTTTCAAGATTATTGCAGCACCACGAATGGGCTGACTGTGTTGCTCGTTGACCCTTCCAACCCGATCGGCTGCGTGAGCCACGGCTTGCCGTCGACGTTCCAGAACGCTTTGATTACCGTCTGGTTGGAAGTGAAATACACATGAGGCGATGCCTCGACAAACGGCCCGCTCCCGTTCTTGATCAGGTAGTACGAGCAGTCCGCCAGGATCAGGTCGCCTTCCGACCCCAATGCCGGAGCCCTGTCCGCGAAAACGATCGGGAATCCGAGCAATGTCGCCGGAATGCTCCCGGCCGCGCTCGCATACGCGGTGACAAACAGGTTGTTGCTGCCCCCGTCCGCGATCTGCATCAGGTACGGCAGAATGGTCTGAGACGCGATCCAGGTCGGCGACCCCCCGAACTTCATGCGGGAGTACATCGTCCTGATGTCCTGCCATGTCACCTGGCTGGCCGTCTGACGGGTGACATTGATCTTTGCCGGGGAGTTGATGATCCCAAGAGGCTCCGCTACACCGCTCCCCCTCAAGAACCTGTAATCCTCCCAGCCTGCGATCGCCTTTCGAAGCTGTGTCGAAATCACGGACGACGCGGCGCCCCAGTTTCGGAGCAGTTTGTCCGATGCTCTGATCCAGCCTGCGACCTCTGTCGGCTCAAGCGAGATCTCCTTGAACCGGATATCAGTCTCGCCCTTGGTTCCGGCCTCGGCGACTGCCGCGACCACTACACCGCCGTAAATGTTCTCGGCGTTCGTCTGATCCAGCGCAGGCATCGATAACTTTGCATCCGGTGGATCCCCTGCCGGGATGACCGTCGCCCTCGGCCTGATGATCTGCTCCTGCGGTTGCACCTGCATGAGCTCGCCGCGCCACTGTTCTGGCACCATGAACCCGCCTTTTGTCCCGTCGCCCATTGTCTGGTCGCGGCTCTGGTAGAGGTCCTGCAGCCTCGGGTCGTTACGGTTGTAGCAAACGTTGTACACGAACTCTCCGAAGCACGAAAACTCCTTCGGTGATGCCGCCTTGCGCTTGCCGAAATCGGGCTGGTACGGTTTCTCTTTCCGCTCCTCGGCCGCTGCAGTCTGGATCGCGAGTTTCTCTTCCCGCTCCAGATCGTGCTGCAGCTTGTCCGTCGCCTTGTCGAGCGTGTCATAGACACCCGTCTCCTCTGCCGTGAGGTCCCTCTTCTCGCCGTCCGCCAGGTCAAGCATGGCGCGGAGTTTTGCGAGGTTCTCCTCGATTGTCGCCCTCAATTGCTTAATTCTTTCATTCATCTAACAACACCTCCTTTTGTATTCCTTGGTTTTAAGTTCCAGTTCCCGTCTGCGCACTCTCCATCCCCGCGCCTCGAATGCTTTGACAGCCCGCTGCGTTTCCGACCACAGTTTTCGTGAATGGACGGAAACATCCGTTTCCTTGTAAAATGGGAAGGTGACCGGCGATACGTCCCACAGCCTCACCTCTTGAAGTGTGAAAAGATCAGGCTCCTTGTCGCCACTGCCGCTTTGCCTCTCCTCCTTCAGTATCTCGAACCCGAAACTCATCTGCGTGATGTCGCCCCTGCCGATGCTGACCGCGAGGTCTTTGGCGAACTGCGTGTCCGGCGGATCGATCTCGACCAGCAGCCCCGTGTCGTCCTCGCGCAGCTTCAATGTCCCGGCCCTGTTCCTGCCGAGGACGAAGTTCGGGTCGTGATTGAACAGCGCCCTGATGTCGTCCTTCGCGATCGATTCCTTGAACGCGCCCGGAGCCACCTGTTCGCGGAACCACCCGCCGCCGTCCGCGATCACATTGAACACCGCCGCATGACCGACAATCCGCTGCTTGGCGTCCTCTTCGCGCACCTCCAGTTTATCGACATTGTATGTCCGATATTCTTTAGGCATTTCCTACCCCCTCCTCCTCGCCTTCCAACTTGAATTTCCCGTTTCCCTTCTTAGGCACAAACCCCGGCTCCTTTGCCGGAGGCGGCTCCGCGCCAGCCTCGGTCATGTTCATCGGCTGCAAGTAGACTTGCCCCTTCTCGTCCGGCAGCGGGTTCATGTTCTCCAATGCCCTGATCTCGTCCACGTTCATCCATCCCCATTGCCGAGCCACGCTGTATGCCTGGAATCTGCTCGCCGTGTCGCCCCTCAAAAGCCCCGCCATCACATGCTCGAAAAAATATCGTTTCTGCTCTGCGTCCGACAGCAGATACTTGTTCATGCTCTGCTCGAGCCGTTTGCACCACGGCGCGATCGTGAACGTCGCAAACGACAGGAACAGCTGCTCCGCGCTCGCATACGTCATTGTGTTCGTCGGATGCCCTATCAACACCGGCGGAACTCCGAATATTCGGGCGATCTCCTCGATCTGAAACTGTCTCGATTCGAGGAATTGGCTGTCCTCGTTAGTGATAGATAAAGGATCAATCTTTCCGCCTTCTTCCGTGATGATCGACTTGAACCTGTTTTCCGACTTGGCATACTCCGCGAGCGATTCCTTGAGGAACTTCTTGGCGTTTTCCGACAGCTTGCCGGGGAAGCTCAGGTTCATCCCCACCGTGGCATTGTTGGCGAAATACCGGCTACCGTACTCGTCCGCCGCCAGCGACAGCCCGATGCTTTCACGGGCAAGTGAAATCGGCGACACCCCGAGGATCCCCTCCGGCGGGGCCCCGTTCTGCAAACACGATATCGGTAGGTTCTTGAGATGCCATATCCTGTCCGGTGCGAATGTTTCTGTGCGTCCGTCCTCGTATGTGTACTCGTAAACCAGCAGCCCATTTGACCGAGACACGCTCATGTTGGCCGGGTTCAACGGGATCAGGCTTTCGATGATCCCCCGGTTGTTCATGCTCTTGACGCAAAACGCGTTGCCGCGCAGGTTGATGTGGGTGACAATCAACTCCCTCAACTCGAAGCTGGTCATGTAATCGTTAGGGGATTCGTGCAGGACGCTGTAGAGCGGGTGATTGACGGCGGGTTGCTTGCCGTCTCCTACCCGCTCGTACAGCATTAGAGGAAGTGAGGCGAGAGTTTCGGAAAGCCGCTTGACACAGGCGTAGACAACCGACACGTTAAGCGCGTTGTCTGCGCTGACATTGACCCCTGCGGATGATTTGTTGTTGAGAACCGCTCGGCTGACGATCCAATGCCAAGGATCGCTGACCCCACGCTTGAAGATCGCACTGAACGGATTTTTCAATAAAAACCCCATCAATATTCGATGGGGTAATTATCTCATTGCTTTTTACTGTGTTTTCGCCTGTTACCGTCTATTACTCATAGTTTGCCTCAAAATAGACATCTTTTACTCTTGACAAGCCTCTGGAATTGTCCATCTGAAAACGTATGCGAGGTACTCGCTTACCCTGTAAACATGAGTTATTTTCATAGCCCTCCCCGGTGCGGGATAAACTCCCAGGGCTCTTGTCCCGATGATCCGCACATACCCCAATTCTTCACAGTACGCCTCTGCATGCGGGGCCTCGTCTGTCTCTCCCCAATGAATTACCGGCTCTGAGGCACAGTAAGGTTCTATGGCGATTGCGGCTAGGATAGCTTCGTGCCGACAGTAGAACGGGTAAATGGGTACACTCGGCCCGTCACCGCTGGCTGAACCGCCACAGGCTGTGAGAAACAGAAGTAGAGGTACCAGCTTTTTCATTTACTACTGGCCTCTGCCATCTCAATCCGTTCCTGTAGCCAAAAATCAATCAAATCCCCCTTTGACATCCACACCCCGTCGATCTTCTTCGCCGGGAACTTTTTGCACTCCACGAGCCGCTCTATTGTGGGCCATGACCTCCCCGTGTAACCCGCTATCTCCTTCCGCCCGATAAGGATTCTTTTTTCCATCTGTTTTTCCTTTTCCGCTTTGTGCCTTTGTGCCTCTGTGCCTTTGTCCCTCATGTTCACCTTCTGGTGAACACGATGTTTTCCGCATCGATGCCCTCGCGTGTCCGTCGTTCCCTGCTATGTGGCAACATTTCGTTGAAACGGTTGTAAACAGTAAACCCCTTCAACAACAGCATCATCCCGATCATCAGCCTGCTCTTGCTCGACACTTCAACAAGGATGCTCTCAATCCTGTCCACGGTCTTGATCATTCCTTTGACGACCGCTTCCTCCTGCCCGTCGATGTCAATCTTGACATAGTCCGGCGACGGCCACAGTTCCGCGAAATGATCGATCGTTTCGAAAGCCACATCCCCGATGTGCATGGACTCGCGCATCTGCGCCCCCGTCGCGCCCGAACTACCATCAGGCACATCCATGCTTCCCATGCCTACCCTGTCCCCCATCGCGCACTTGATGATCGTGATCGCCGCGTGTCCCTCCGGCTGCATCCCGAATCGGTTGTAGTCCCGATTGAAGTGCAAGGTGGTGTTGTTCGCTTCGTGCGGCTCGAAGGCGTAAATCCTGATCCCCCTGTTCAAACTTGCCGCGTACAGCGAATAGACCCCTACGTTTGCCCCGATGTCGTAGAACACCGTCCCCGGCTCGAAGCTGTCGATCCATGCGATCGTCTCAGGCTCCTTAGTCCAGAACGTATTCCACCTGTACTTTTCCATCGGTGTGTTGCATGCCATCCAGAACGGCGGGTCATGTCTCATTTGTCGTCCCTCCGCCAGTACGGATTGTAGAAATAACGCGTCAGCCGTTCCTGCAAACCCGTTGTCACCATCATCGCCACGTCCGTCGCAAAGTGTCCATGGAGCATGTAGATCAAGTCCGTGTCCTCCCCGATCGCGTAAATGTAAGGCGCCTTCAAAAGCTGAGACTCAAGCCCGATCGTCACCGGGATCCCCATCCCCCTCGCGATCCCGATCATGTATTCCAAACTCGGCCGTTGGTAATAATACTCCTGCGCTCCGAAGTTCATCCCGAACAAAGCGATTTCGTCCGCGCCCTCCATGATCGCCTGCGCCAGCATCCAAGTGAACGAACACCCGAAATAATCCCCCCACTTCTCCCGTATCTTGTCGAACGGGAACTCTTTGCTGTGCTTGATGATGCTCCACTTTTTCTGCATGAAGGTTGGGATTTTCAGTTCATCGATCTCCTGCAAGTACCACCTGACCTCCTGATCGCTGCTTATCGGGTAATAGCTGATCCCCCGCCGCTTGTACTTCTGCCCCTCCCGCTCGATCGTGTGCAGCTCGTACCACCTCGAAAACTTGACATCTGGAAATCCCTTGTAAAGATTGTTGCAGCTCCACAGTTCCCATCCCTTGCCCTGCTCGATCAAATCATCCTGACCAATGTCAGCCCCGACTATCCCCACTTTTCTCATGCGATCCCCCTTTCCCTGTTTATGTCCTCGCTCAACATCAGCATTTCCGCAAACGCCAAATCCGCCGGGGAGTTAATGTCCAGCCCCTCCCATCCCTCCGTGAAAAACGCCCTGATCGTCTTGCCGCTCACGTTGCCGTATTTCTCGACCGTCTCAACCCATGCGATATGGATGCAACCGTTCTGACAGTAGACAGGCCCAAGTGCCTGCGTCGGCATGTCGTATGCCGGAAATCCCTTGACCGTATCGTTCCTGTGATACGCCTCGAGGTATCCGTCCGCCACTTTCCAGCTTTTGCGCGGATGGTTGCACGTCGGGCCCACCGCCCGCATGCTGTCGCACTCCCTGTCGAAAAACGTATCCATCGCCCTCTTGATCGTTACAGCCGTCCTGAAGGGGCTGGTTGGCCTCAGGATCGCAAAACAGTCGAACCCCCGATACTTCCCAAAAGCATGCTTGACGAACTCAAAGTCGTGGCTTTCGTCCCTGCACAGCTTCGCCGGTCGGTTCAGCGCCCGCACCCCGTTCAACTTTGCCAACGTCAGGCACTCGTCCCAATTCGAGGTGACCACGATCTCGTCAAATACCTTGCTCTCCACCGCCCCGTCGATCGCGTATTGCAATAGGGGCTTGCCGTTAAGCATCGCCATGTTCTTGCCCGGGACCCGCTTGCTTCCCGAACGCGCCGGGATCAGTCCGAGGATTTTCATTCTAAATCTCCCCAATCAGTACATTCCCTACAACACCATTGCCCTTGTTTATTTTTTCCTAACTCTGCTCCCGCCATCCAATGTCCACAGGATAATTTGGTTTCGATCAGATAGCTGGTTCGTTCGATCTTCCATCGTCTATATTTATAGCCAGAATCTCTTACCAATGACTTTTCAATAATTCTTTTTCTTTGTTTTTCTGTAGGCCACGACCAACCGTATTTTACTCTGTTCATAGTGCCACATACCCCCCATCTACCAGAACCGTTTGCCCCGCGAACTCCGGGCATTCCACCGCGAACCGCATCGCCGCCTTCAACGATTCCCTGCTCACCGCCCGACCCATTGGAACATTCTTGAGAAAATTGTCCAGAAACTCCTTCGGTATCTTGCCTCCGTCATAAGGCCCGAACGCGATACAGCACGCCCTGATCCCGTGCCGTCCGTACTGCACCGTGAGGCTCCGAACGTACTGCATCAGCGCCGCCTTGCTCAAATTATATCCAATTGGCTTCTCAAAATTACCCGCGTAATTTCTCCAATCGGCCCCAATGAACCCCTGGATCGATCCGATCGCGATGATCGTCCCCTTGCCCCGTTCGATCATGGCCGGCAGGAATGCCTCGACCGTGTAAAGCGCCCCCATCAGGTTGACCTGGAGGATGTTGGCAGCGTTCCCGTGGAACGTCGCCGCCGATCCCGGCGGGTTGTCGATCGCCGCGTTGAGCACCAGCACCTCAGGGATGCCGTCGTGCCTGAAGCAGTTGGCCGCAGCGAGAAGCACCGACTCTTTTTTACCCACGTCATACGGCGGCTGGTTGATTCCGAACACCTCGTATCCCATATCCAGCGCAAGCGTTTCCACCCACACCGGGCCCAGCTGCCCCGATGTCCCCGTCACCACCGCCACCTTGCGATCATCTTGGATCATAAGTTTCACCCCTTAAGGAACTTTATCAATTCATTAAAGATCATTATCCAAGTATGTGCAGCTTCTAATGTCTCTTTGGCTTGATCAGGACTTTTTGGCGATCCATAGAGAGATCCAAAATTTTCGCGGAACTCT